GATCTCGTTCCTCCGCCCTCTTAGCATCATTCCATTTATCCAGCGTACCTACAAGGTAACCGGTAATACGACGGATGCGCTCGAAAGGAACATCGTTCTTAAGAATATAAGTCAGCGTAACTTCATCGTCATTTTCAACTTCAATTTTCAGACCGATGAGTTTGTCACCATGCTTATCCTGTGCCATCTTGACATAGGTGTCGATTTCCTTTTGTTCGAGAATACCATTTTCAACTCGTACATTCATTACTTGATCCTCCTAACTTTTTCTTTGATTTCGATATGCTCGGTTCGTCCACAGCAAGGACAAACATCATTGATAATACCATTGTAACCGCACAGAGGGTCGCGATCGACAGGATGGTTAATTGAGCCGTAACCGATACCAGCTTCTTTCATGTGCCTTACAATGCGTTCAAATGCGGCGAGGTTTTTAGACGGGTCGCCGTCCAGCTCCACATAGGAAATATGACCGGCATTTGTCAGAGCATGATAAGGCGCCTCGATATCGATCTTCCGCATAGCAGGGAGATGATAGTAGACAGGAACATGGAAACTGTTGGTGTAATACTCACGGTCGGTAACACCTTTAATTACACCATACTTAGCCTTGTCTGCTCTAAGCAGTCGTCCGGACAGACTTTCAGCAGGTGTAGCCAGACAAGTCACATTCATACCGAGTTCCTGACTTTTTCGGTCACAATAGTTTCGAATATAACGGACAATCTTCAGACCAAGTTTCTGTGCGCTTTGACTTTCACCATGGTGTTCTCCGGTAAGTGCTACAAGGCACTCTGCAAGGCCACAGAAGCCGATAGAGAGTGTTCCGTGCTTCAATACTTCTCGTACTTCATCATCGGGACCAAGCTTGTCAGAGTCCATCCAGACGCCTTCTCCCATAAGGAATGGGAAGTTACGAGCAATTCTGGAACCTTGAATCTGGTAACGGTCCAAAAGCTGCTCCATAGCTTTGTTCAGCATCTTACGAAGAAGGTCGAAGAATATCAGCATCTCACCTTTAGACTCAATAGCCAGACGAGGCAGATTGATTGAGGTGAAGCTCAGATTACCTCTGCCAGGTGCAACCTCACGAGTTTTGTCATAAACATTACCCATAACTCTTGTACGACAGCCCATATAGGCCACCTCCGTTTCGGGGTGTCCGGACTTGTAATACTGGAGATTGAACGGGGCGTCGATGAAAGCGAAGTTCGGGAAGAGTCGCTTAGCACTTACTCTCATAGCCAGTTTGAACAGGTCATAATTAGGATCTTCAGGATTGTAGTTGATACCTTCCTTAACTCTAAAAATCTGAATTGGGAAGATAGGTGTTTCACCCTGACCCAGACCTGCTTCAGTAGCAAGCAGAAGCTGTTCGATAGCCAGTCGACCTTCCCAAGAGGTATCAGTGCCGTAGTTAATTGAGCTGAACGGAACTTGTGCACCTGCTCTCGAATGCATGGTGTTGAGATTGTGAACGAAGCCCTCCATAGCCTGATAAGTGTCACGAGTGGTTTTCTCCATAGCATAATCGAGAATCCATTTTTCATTCCACTGAGCATCCTGTCCACAGAGATCTTCAGCAATCTTACGGGCTTCCTTGAGGTATTTCATGTAAGTGTACTTAACGCCTTCTGCCATAGCATAGTCGAAGTCAACTACAGACTGACCTCCGTGCTGGTCATTTTGATTGGACTGAATAGCGATAGCCGCAAGAGCAGCGTACGAACCGATACTCTTAGGTGCTCTCAGATGTCCGTGCCCGGTGTTAAAACCATCCTTAAACAGTTTACGAAGCTCGATCTGAGTGCAAGTAGTCGTCCATGCGTAGAAATCGAGGTCGTGTATATGAAGCCAACCAGAACGATGAAGTTCCGTAATATCAGGCTTCACCAAATATTCAAGGTTATACTCCTTTGCACTATTGGCACCGTATTGGAGCATTGCACCCATAGGTGAGTCGCCGTTGATGTTGGCGTTATCTCTTTTTAGATCACTATCTTTAGCCTGAAGAATCGTAATACTATCAAAAATAGCCTTTACTTTTTCTCCAAATGAATTTTGCATAGCGAGGTCCTCCTTCAGATATCATTTTTTGCGCGATGGAGGCTATGCTCTGTATCGAAGCCATCAGGATAACGAGCACGAAGTTTGTCCACATTCATCCGCATGATGGTTTCAAGATCATAACCGATAGCGTCAGCACTCAGCGCTAAGTACCACGCAATATCACCGAGTTCCTTAGCAATATGCTCCCGGTCAAGCTCATGCCCCTGAAACAGGTGTTTTTTCAAAATATCAATACACTCGCCAGCTTCTCCATTCAGACCCATGATCCCGTTCTCAAGCTGCTGGAAGGAATTCAGAGACTTATTAGCTGTGCGAAGTGCATTTTTCTGGTATTCGTTGATTGTCATATACCAATTCTCCTTACTTTAGGGTAAAAAATAAGAGCCAAGGTTCATTCCTTAGCTCCTACTTAAGTATTATTTTTTCTTGGATTCGTGATAGATCCAAGCTTTGCAAACCGTTTCCTTACACTTCGGATAATCAGGTCGTCCGCACTTGTTGCAGATGAGTTCTTCTCGTCCGAGGTCCGGTATGTCTTCTTCAAATTCTTTCATGACCGTAGTCCATGTTCCATCTCTCTGACGGACAGGGCATACCATCTTAGATTTGACTTTCACAGGCATCGCCTCCTTACCCGAGTATATTATACCACAAAACACAACAAAAGTAAAAGGGCTTGTTACGGCCCCTTTACTTTTGAAGTGAGATGACTTAAGAAATCAGAATCGTGTAGCGTTCTTTCAGACTCTCAAGCAAGTCTTCGTCTGCTGCAATACTGATGTGAAACTCAATCTTGTTCTTGTCGTTCAACACGACTTGAACTATTCCTTGAATTCCTTCAGCAAACAGCATTCTCAAACAAGTGCCGAGCTGTCTGTCGTTCACTGCCAGAAAATAATTCATAAGCGTTACCTCCTTTCATAATAGGAGATGTAATTTTCGTGCAGTTACTCGCATATTTCGATGCCATAGGCAATGCAACCGAAACGAATATCGTTATCAATATTACTGCCGTTATAAATGATTTTAGCACCGGAGATATAAGTGAGTTCAGTTCCTACGGGTATAATCGGCACCAGCCACAACGGAATTAAATACAGATTCGGGGTTTCGTCGCTCCATCGTCCAAAGCGTAACTCGATTGCATCTTCCCTGGTAAGCGCTTTCAAATCGATATGCTTTTTAAGTTCCTCAATAAATTTGTCGTGTGCTTCTTTGATCTCTTTACGGCAAAAATTGTCGGACCAAGAAGTATATTGAACAGTCTGAGCGACCATATTCGCATACCAAGTCAAACAGTTAATGATTTCTTTTTTCATTTTTTCTCCTTTCTCCGGAAGATCTCTTTAATCTTCCATTTGATGATGTACCAGCATTGCTCTAATGCGCCGACCTTGCGATAAGCCAATTAGTCCTCATCCTTTCGACCAGTGATGAGTTCACTGTAAGGCAGCTCCTCAATCCAGTCGCAGAAGGTATGCCATTCATCGAGTTTGTGATTGCGACGCCACTTGTAAATGCCGACCAGAACTTCATAGTTCAGCATAATAGTGCGCTTCTGATTGTAGGAAGAAGGCAGGAGCTGAATCATCTGCCACCAGTATTTCTTGTCGCCAGTTTCGAGGAACAATTTTCTGGCTTTATTAAGCATCTTAATAGTACCTTCCAAAATATCAAAAGGAAGAAATATTTCGGCATATTCATCTTCAAGATAGCAGTCAGTATCTGCTTCATGTTCCGGTACATCAATATCCCATGCACCCCAAAGGTGTTCATGAGAAAAATCGTCTTTGCTAAATTCCTTAGCATGAATCTTATGCATGGTGGAGCAGCTATTAGCGACAGTACCTACCTTGTATGTATCGAACTCCTTCCACCAATAGAGAGGAGCCGTAATATCAACATACACGGCAATCATACGGCGATACTTAGCGTGAACCGGACCGCCCTCAGCAAGCTGTAACATCAGACCATGGTCATTAGAACCAATCAGATTTCTTGGTGCACAGCCACACCAATCGGGCTTAAAAGTACAGTTTTTACAAAAGCCGTTGTCGCATCCAAGACTGCTGTCACTCTTGCCCCAACTATTCTTAGGATTTCGCATACCACGGATGGCGTGTTCCCAACCGACAACTTCGGTATTTTCCAACTTCAGCATATTAGATCACCTCGTTCAGATTAGGGTCGTAGCGACCAACATAGCCGTCATTATCATAAATGAGACGGTAACCATCGGGAAGCTCCAGATAGTATCTTCCGTTCGTACCCTCGCAGTCGATGATCTTCTTCAGGGTGATAGTAGCAGTTTCGTTATTCATGATTTTCTCCTTTCATTTCACAGGCATTTTCAACACGAATCTCCAAATTGTCGGGCACAACCTGAGCATCACAATAAGGCGGCAGGATGATGACTCCCGTTTTTGCAGACTCTCGAATATAGTTAGAGATGTTATCCATCTCCTTTTGGCGTAAGAACGCATTGACTTTTACTACGAGAATATCAGCCATCACTTGTCCTCCTTAATATACTTATCAAGGATCTTCTTAACCTTGGAAGTGGAGCCAAACATCTTTTTTGCAATAGCGGCGCAGAAACCGACATACTTATCATAATGGTCGCCCTCACCGCAAGTAGCGATGGTTTTGGTACCGTCCTTCCAAAGAATAATAGTCTTGGGGCCACTGAAGATGACCTGCTTGATGGCGTCATCCACAATAACACCTGCATCAGGAATTACGGCAAGGAACTTTTCCTTAAACCAGAACACACCGTATTCACTGTCAGGGTTAGTATAGCCCTCAATCTGGACACCGATCTTGTCCTTGTAGTTTTTACGAACAATGCCGATCTGACCAATAAAGCGATTAGCATAGTCAGCGCCCGGCATAATAGCAACTTTAGTACCAACAGTAATCATTATTTTTCTCCTTTCAAATTTTACCCATCAACTGGGGCATTCTGCGAACCCAATAAAGCTGGAAACCATCTTTAACAATAGGCGTAGCACCATACTTCTTTTCGAGTAGTCGTACGATGGCATTCCACTTTTGGTTCATTTCCTTAAAGATAGGGAAGGTGCCAGCATCAGTCTTAACATGGCGAACCTTCAAAAGATTCTGTACTTCGGAGTTCATCTCATTCAGCATATCAGCGATAGCACCAGAGCACTCTTCAGAATCGGAAGACACAAGAGCCTGTTCATACTTAGTGAAGTAGTCTTTAGCTTTCATTGTTTTTCTCCTTTACAGAATCCACATGATAAACTTAACAGTGAGTGTAATAACGATTGCTGCAACACACATACAAGCAATAAGACCGAGTGCCTCTCCAATAACATAGGAGAGATTTCTCACAGGCTTGCGTCCGTCCAAACGCTTAGGTGCCTGTTCGGGGATGTTGATGATTTCTTGTGTTTTCATTGGTGAACCTCCTTTTTATTCACAGTGATAAGTTTCTTGTAAATATCAATGGCTTCCTGACCCTGGAACGCATTGACAATATCGACTTTGCCGTTTTTCTGTCTGCCGACGATGAGAACGCCAGTATCTTCGCCTTGCGTGAAATCAACACTCACAAGCAGACATTCATTTACTTTCAGTTTGTTCATGATTTGCCTCCTTTTCCGTCCGAGCCAAATATCGTTTGAGATTTTCACATCTTTTTCGATATCTACATCGAACTACTGTATCAGTCATAATGACTTCCTCAGAACCCGAATAATATTTTTCAGGTTTTTCTACATCAGGCTCAAAATCTGAACAAGCATGACAGTATTCTTGAACCTCCAGTCTAATCATTTTTTCTCCTTTCGGTTAAGCAGCCTTAGCAGCTATTCTTTGAGGCTCGTACTTAAGCGTGCTCTTCGAGTAGCTGCTGACATACTTGGTTTCATTAAAGTTGCGCTTTTCGTTCAATGCTCGGCTAATAGCCAGATCGATAGCAGAACGAGTTTTCAGATGATAGTAGTAGAGATCTTTGAAAGGCGTATTAAGCCTGTCCGTTCGACCTGCTGACTGCTTCATGATTTTGTATGAGTAATTCTGTGAATAGAAGACGATAGTGTCCGTACTTATGCAGTTCCAACCCTCGGCTCCGGCATTATACTGAACTAAATAGACCCAGCTATCACAGGTAGGAATAGGTTGATGTTTATGACCATTCCATTCCGCAATCTCAACATCTTCGCCATAATAAGCGTTCTTGAGAATATCAAGCTCGTAGTCAAAATTGTAGAAGACAATCATTTTGGGATGTTTTTCAAACAACTCAAGCAGAGCGATAAGTCGAGAATCATCCTCGTTTACAATGCGACGCCAAATATAACAAAGCTCACTGGCAGTAGCGATAGGTTCGTTTTTATATGGATTCCATCGTTTTCTACCAACATCTTTGTACTTGGAAATATCGTACTGTACATAAACATCTTCGTGATGAGAACAGGTTTCTCTTTGAAAATCCATCTCCACCAGAATAGAGTTGCGAAGTCTAATAAGTCGACTAACACCTAAATATCTATCTACCTTGGGGTATTTACCATTGACCCAGGTCATAACCATATGCTCGTTCTTGAAAGCTGTTCGATTCTTATAGAAACCATTAGCTACAAAGACCGGAATATAATCTTCCCAGGTATCGCCAGGGGTAGCGGATAGCAGAATCCACTCATTGAATTTTGCGATTTTCAGAAACGCTTTTACCCATGCTCCAGAGCCGACTACACGCTGTTCATCAAATATAAAGAAAGCGTCCGTAACCGTTGCGTACTTACCGATGTTATTCCATGAGTCCACAATAATTTTGTTTTTGTATGCGCTGACCTCCGGATGAGTAGAAAGAAGGAAGGGCGAAAGCTCACCCTCCCATTCTAAAGTATCTCTTTTTCTCGCAGTGGTGATGATGTAAAGATCTTTTGGGGTACCTGGCATTCGAACATAATTCTTAGTACCCAATTCACCACCATTTTGCTTGTAGTAATAGGACAATGCAGTTCGAGATTTACCGCTTCCAACGCCGCCACAGAGAATACAGCCATTTTTCATTCTGTTGACAGCATCTAATTGATAATCTCGGAGAGATATACCAGCCATTTACATCCCTCCGAATAATCGCCTCATTGACCATGTCGGAAAGAAATACATTGGCGTATACCAGTAATTCTCTTTAGAGTCGTTAGCGGTTATCGGGTCTGTAAGTGAATTGCCGACTTTGACACACCCAGCTACTCCAAGAAGAGATAGCTGAATATAACACATCAAAGCAACAGTCATGTCAATGTCCTGAGCCACGACAAGAATATGGTTTTGGTAGTTGTAACCAGCTTTTTCAAGTCGTTTTTTAGCAGCGTGAACACCAGCAATTAAAGTTGCTCCAGCTCCGCAACACGGGTCGTTGATGGTGATGTAACCCTCTTCCTCGATTTTCAAAACAGAGTCTTGCATAGTTACTTCCGCCATCAATTCACATATATGATATGGGGTGAAGAACTGACCATTATGTTGATTACCGAGATTGAGCGACATATAAATACTGCCCAAGAAGTCCTGCTCAGGATTTTCTTCCAAAGCTATGACTGTATGAGCAGCAAGTTCCGGAAACAGGGGCTGTTCCTGTTTATTGTATTTTTTGATTGTTCGTAAATATAGCGCTTCGCGTTCGTCGTAATGTTCCTTATCAACAGGATTAGACAACGCACAAGCGTACATTACGATAAAGTCTCTCCATACGTCCCAAGAGCGATGGCGATTGGTAAGTTGATTGAAAACCCGAAGAAATTCTTTTTTAGGATCAATTTTGAGATTTTTCTCCTCGGGCTTTTTTTTCTCAACTTTTTTTTGTTTTGGTTCCTCCTGTTTCGGTGGTTTAGGAGGTGCCTCTACAGGCTTTGGCGGAGCAACTTTATGGTTTTTTCGTTTAGGTTTTTTTCTCTGCCAGAACATGTTTCTTTTCTCCTTTCGGTGAATGGATGAAACGGAGAGCTGTTTCCTATAGCCTTAGGACATTAACTACTGGCAACAGTAGACACTCTCCATATCATCTTAGTTCAGATCCTCATCGTTTTCAGGATTGAAGTTGACATCATCGTCGGGGTCGTGCATAACCTGACCTCTGCGAGCATGACGAGCCAGAATGGGATCATCTTCGACACGCTGAAACACTTCCAGAGTCTTGATGTACAAGGACTTACCGCGTTCGCTCTCGTACTTATTCAGCACAACATTGACACGGTCGATCCACGCGTAGTCGATGCAGTCAACGGACTCCTCGTCCAGCTCAGTAACGCTGTCCTCGACAACGAGCAGAACCTTAGGAGGCCACTGCTTAGGCTCACCGTTACGGTTGCGATAAGCCAGCTTGATGACAACATAGTAGGTAGGGACGAATTCTTCTTCGTCACCCTCCCTCGGCTTAGTCATCTTGACATTGAAGCCCTCATCGATAAGCTGACGAGCCATAGCAATATCCGGGATTACCAGATTTGCCTTTCTTTCAGCACTACCATACTTGTCACGGTTAGGGTCACCGGAGAAGTTGGTATTAAAGATGAAACGGGTATCTTCGATAAACAGATTATGGGTTCTCATATTGAAAATTTCTCCTTTCATTTTTTGCGTTTATCGCAAGGAAATGGACAACTCCCGCATTCCTTTTCATTTGGAACACAGGAGTTATGGTTTTCGAAATCAGCATTGCACAAAATATAAATGAGCAACACGATTTCAATTATTAAAGGTATCAAGGTTCTCACCTCACATCAAAAGGTGTAGTCTCCTCCTCGTAGGGTTCTCCAGACCCAAACCAGGGTGGAGTGTGGTCTGATATAAACGGTTCATCAGCAACGAAGCGTTCAAAGTCACCATAAGAAGACAGAGACTTAACAGCTTCGTCGACAAGCCCGTTGTAATATCCACGGTCGATGTCATCCTGCTTACCGAGTTCTCGAACCATCTCGGATTCAAGCCAGCGATAGCCCTTTGAACCAGTAGCGGCAGCATAACCTTTTTCTTTGGTTTTCTTATTTTCCGTTTCACGAAGCAGGACACCACCACCGCATCCGGGTTTGATAGGGCAGAACTGACCGACCTTTCCTACGAAGTGGTAACAATGACCTTTGGCAATTTCAGAAGTAAGCTCTTCGTCGGTCATATGTTCCCAAGCACTAAGCAAGTTTTGATCTTTCTTGGGCGTTTCTGCGTCAAGAAATCTCTTTCCATCAGGCAACTGAATATAAGCTGAATTTCTAAGTGAAACAACCCTTTCGAGTTCAGACACATCAGGCAAGTCCTCGTTCATGTCGAGATACAGCGCCGAAGTAACGGATTTGGTTTCGCACATGTCCTCAAATTCAATAGGCTCTCTTGTAAAGAGCTTCTTGAACACATAAGGAACCTGGAACTGAGTGCCAGTTGCAGTCCATTCACCAGCGTGCTTACCGTCCTTATACTTGGCGATATACACAGCATCGTTTACCAGACACATACGGTCGTATGTAGCCTCGTGTTCAAAGTTGTAGCCATAGAGCTTTCCGTACTCCATAACGAAGTCAATAATCTCCGGAGTAGCATCCGGAATCTTGATCGAGTCCGTCTTAATATGAGCAACAGTAAAGCCTCGCTTCTGGACCTCATGCTTGAGGTTAACCATAAACAAGGCTCCGCGTTTAGCTACAATATTATCTTTGTTTCGAGGATCTCTGAACGGATGTTCAAAGCTTGCTGAAGTCAAACCATACACCGAGTTAATTGCGATTTTCAGCGCCTGAGCCAAATCAGCCGCAGCGGATTCGTCTGTCAGATACTTAGCCAATGCACCATTCAGCATCTTTTTCGCTTTATCAAACTCTTTGTGCTTGATAGCGATACGAGCCTGAAGAATATCATTGAATCGCTTGGTGTATTCCGGTCCAAACAGGTCTTCAGCAACGATACTGCTCGGATGCATGGAAGCAATATCAAGCAAAGCAATGTTGCTGTACATACCCGGCTCAGCGTACACATAACCGCCTTCGCCAACTTCTTCTCCTCGATAAATAGACTTGCCAGCATCGTAGGTATAACCAGGGAAGACAGGACGCTTGTTTTTATCAAACGCCGTGAATTCATCATAGTCATCCACGCGGAACGGTAGATCAGCATTCGGATCGAAGATGGTACTTTCATCACCCATGAAACGATAGTTGAACTGCTCCTGAGGCTTTCTGTTATTACCAAAGATGATCTTGGTAGTCAGCGAGTTGGTGGTATCATTGACAGTCATGCCTGCGACATCGGCCAGAATCTGGCGTGCTGTGAAGTCAGCCTTGCGAGCATTGAAAGTCGCCTCAGTTGCGATGACATCGTTATCACAATATTCAGCAACCTTGGTCCAAAGCTCTTCAGGAACAGGCTGATCCCAAGGAAGACCAAGCTCCTGATGGTGCAAGCCCAATTCAATCTCAAACTTCTTCAAAGATTGCTTTTTACTGGAGAAGTCATAAACATCCGTGTAAGAGACATTATAGGCTTCGCCAAAGAAGCAGTTCGAATTACCATTGATGATTTTATTGGACAAGTTGAAAAGCTGCTCGTTAGAATATCCCATAAGTCGAGCGTAAAGAATATGATTATCATATCTGCGGCAGTTAAAACCGACTAAACGGAAACGCATCAATTCTTCAATCTCAGTAGGAGTAGGGTTAATCATACGAACAACCGGTTTTCCTTCACCTTCAATCTTCCAGTTTACAAGGAAGAGGTTAGGGAACACCTCAACATCATAGAACACAAGCTTGGCATCATCATTGTTTACACCAGCAGACTGTTCAGCAGATTTGAATTGCATTTTATTGACCAGCTTGATACAGTAGTCAGCTTGATGTGTGCTGCTTGCTGCAAATGCTAATACAGCATTACGCATATCAGTCACATCGTATTTGAGGTCACTTGCATAAGCTTCCTCAAGAATTTTGTAAATGAAGTCGATACTTGGCTTAGTAGCCGGATGGTATTCCTTATTCAAATTTCGTTTGATTTGGGTTCTAAGACCTTTCTCGCTCTTCACTCCTTCGAAATTTACCATTTGTTTTTCTCCTTTCAGTGGTAAACCAGAGTTAATAGTAGCGATTGGCAAGTCATTACATTTAGTAAGCTTTCGTCTCAACGAGCTTTTTCCGGTGAAGACCTTGACCTCAATATGGTCATCATAGACACGACTTAACTTTGTCGGATCTCCGGAATAAATATAATGAAGGTGGATGCCCTGCCCACTCTTGCTAAGCTCAGCATAAGTAGGCGGCCATTTACTTGCCTCTTTGAGATTCAATTCAAAAGACTTATTACCGTCTCTATCCTGAATATCAAAGTCAATAACAATATGGTTTTCCGGGACTTTGACATAGTGGATTCTCGAAGTGTTCATTTCGCTCAGCTTTGAAGTCACCTCGTCCCACTTAGATGTAGGTGTTTCCTTAGCTGTAGCATACTGTGCAGGACAGTCAGCACACTCACGATCAAAGACCGAGGTCTGCTTTAAGAACTCGATTTGTCTGTGCTCTGGTTCGTTTTTTTCAACATCAGCCGGCTCTTCAAACTTCTCGGTTCTAAACCCCACATAATAGCTACGAACACGAGTTCCATCTTCGAGATTGAATCGTTCTTTGTAGTCTCGGAAATAGTTCTTGAGTTCTTCTTTGAAGATTCTCTGCGAAAACGGGAAAGTTACTTTTGCCTCATCGCAATAGGTTTTATACATCTCCCACGAGGCTTTGAGAGTTGTCCCGTCCTCTCTCTTGAAGACATGGTAGGAATCAATAATGAAGTTGTAGAAATCATTAGATGCACCGAGCATAGTCACGGGAATATAATCATCGTACATACCCGGATTTGCCAGGTAGATCTCCTGACAATGGTAAGCAATCGCTCCAAGTTCAAAATCGATCTGCTTGGTAACCGCTTTATATTCCTTAGGCGCCAACTTATTACCGGAAGGGGACACATCAATCAATCGTCTGATAAGACCCGATTTTGCGTCCGTAATCTTTACCGGTTTATTAGTACCCATGAACAGGAAACACTTGAAGCGGTTAGCATAAGTGGACTTGAACTTTTCATTTACCGTCATCAGCTCGTGAGAGACAAGGCTATTCAGTCTGGTATTATCCTCGATTCGTGACAAATCGCCATCGTGTTGGATGGCAACAAGAGGATTGGTCTTGAATGCCTCCAATGCAAACGAGTTGCTCGAAGAGCCGAGAGCCTTTGCATCAAATACAGAGTAGTAGCCCTCAAAGAGCTGTTGGATGATGTTCAGAACAGTTGACTTACCCGTACCTGCCGCACCATAAAGAACCATGAATTTCTGCAATTTCTTCGACTCACCACAGACAATGGAACCGATAGCCCATTCAATCTTTGCTCGTTCCTCTTCAGTGTAGAGTGTAGACATAAGCTTATCCCATGCGTCTGTAGTCCCTTGTTCAAGAGGGTACTTCAGTCGTTTGCTTGCATAGTCCTTTTTATTGGTAGGCGTATTAGAGAATATCAACTTCTCGTCCAACATATGGAACGAGTCTCTCATTTGCTTCTGACAGTATTTATGCCACGAATCAATCATTCCAGATTCGGAGTCCCACATGTGCAGGACCTTGATGTTCGCGTCAAAATGCGTGCGATTTTCTTCTGCGTATCGGTCGAGTTCTCGGTCGATAAGCTGGAGCGCATCTTGCTCGTCCGTAGACCATAAACCTCGGTCTTCCAGCCAGATGGCATAGAAGTCACCGCCTCTAATCATCAGATCGGAGCTTTTCTTAATGATAAACTTCGGATAGATTTCTATTACACCACGCTTCGTACTACGGGTTGAAATCATTAAAAAGTCGATCATCGAGGTTCATTAGTCTCCTTCCGTCTTTTTGAGCTCCTTGATCTCTTTCTGCAAAGCTTCCAGATCTCGATTGATGCTACGAATTTCCATCTCCTGAACAATGAGATGAAGTGCCATAGTGACACTAAAGAAAGTAACGCTACGGTTAAAGGAAGCCTGCTTTCTGAGCGACTTTGAAATCACTCGCAGGGTTGTTTCAGTGTCATTAAGACTACTGAAAATATAACGGATCATATCAGCCATGTATCTTTTCTCCTTTCGTTTTGGCTATGGATAATATCAGTAATTCTTACAGGATGCTGTCCAGATACCAGTTCATTTGATACCAGATCTCAACAGATCTCATGTCGCACTTGCAGCGTTCAACTGTGAATAGACCGCCTTCGCCATTGCGCTTGTATTTGCGGTCCATGAATCGAAATATCACATCGTCCGTATACGCCGCATTAAATCGAGAATCACTCATACTACCCAGACCAAGGTTTACAATCATGTTCCAAAACCATTGGCCCATGCGATCACCCGCGTCAGAGTCTTGCATAATATGCTCCTCGCAACGAAATGCCAGCGCAATCAGCATCTCTAAAACGCTACAAGGGCGATTGTCCAAATAACTGGCAATCATAGGACCCTCGTATTTATTTTCGTAACCAAAACGATATCGGAGATCAATCCCATCTTCTTCTCTATTAACGTCCATCGGATGACTATATCGAAAGTCAATTTGATGAAGATGTTTTAAGAGCTTCTGATAAGACAATCTCCGATGATATCGTTCGTTACATACGAGCTGACACATCCAATCGAAATATTCGTTGTTCAGCTCAAATTCAGTCATTTAGTCCTCCATATTGTCAGGGTCGATTCCAGTAACAGCAGAATAAGAGCGATTGTCCTTACAAATCTCGTAATCGCACTTTCTGCGGTCATTACGAATATGGACAGAATCCATCTCATAATCACCAAAATGTTCTGCGAAGTCAGCACCCACGGTGTCGTCAACATTTTCGACGATTTCATCTTCGTCGTCAGCCAGCACTCCATCAGAGTAATAGGTCAAGCTGATCGTGGTGTAGTCACAATCGCCATACTCGTCAGGAGAGATAACATGAGGTTTGTCAACCACAGTTTCAGCCTCCTTATTGTTTTTCTCGCTATGAGCAGAGTAGTTGGTATAACCTTCTGCCTGAAGCTTGGCAGCGTAGTCGACCAGATCGGGTTTAAGCTTAGCCATATTAGCCTTTTGCTTGTTATCGTCCGTAGCATCTTCGAAGTTCTTAGCGTTCTTCAAAGCATCGGGTTTACGCTCAGCAAAGGCTGCTTTAACCGAATCAATCTCTTCCTGAGCTATCTGCTCATAATATCGTTTGCAGTAAAACCATGCTCCAGCAGCACCTACGGTAGCGCCTGCTAAGAACATAGCAAAATTGATTTTACTCATCGTAGTCCTCCTCGATTTTTATGGTAATGACAGTTACGGCGAGACCTCCGAACAGCAATGCAGCGCTCAGAAGAATCCCGCCGGTAATATGTCTTTTTCTCTTGCTATCGAGCATTGAGTCAACAGCAGAAATGAAGTCATCTAAAATATCCAATTTAATACTCCTTTCCACCAGTGAGAACAGCAATACCTCCTACGAGGCAGAGTCCAGCCATAGTGGAAAGAAAATAAGAAAACAAAGCTCTCATCATATGTTTCTCCTTTCATCAATCATAACTTGAGAAATAATGGCAACACTCTTGAAACATTGGCTCTCCATATTTGCTGTACCCACCAGCCATGAAGAATATGCACTCATAGTTTGTGCGACTCAAGAGTTCTTCTTTTACAAGCTCGACAATCTCCGGCATGACATAACACCTGTCGATTCGACCATTCCACATAACACTAAAAGCGTTCGGGTAATATATCACATCATGCACGGTGTCGGGAAAATGAGGATTATCCATTCTGTTAAGAATCGTGTCAATGACGAGTCTTTTACCCAACTCGGTTTCGCCCTCTGCCTCAGCCATCGTGACTAAAGCAATCAGGTCAATTTCTTCCTGAGTGATAGGGTAAGGCCATACCTCTTCAACAACCTCAGGTTCATCAAATATCACAGGCATAGATTTTACTTCTGGTGCTTGATATCTGACCATGGTTTGTGTAAGTATGAGAGGTTCAACCTCAACAGCTCTTGCTACCGGTATAACCTCTTCGTCTGTAGTTGCAGGACCCGCAGTCACTCTGAGCACGATGACAAGACAGAGAACGAAACCCAGAAGAATGAACGAGATCCTCGTTAAAGTACGCATTATTAAAACTCCTTTACAATAAAATGACCACCCCCAGAGAGTTAGTCTGAAGGTGGTTGATTACATCTGACTCCAGATGTCGCCCTCTACATTAAAGTCGAGGAGCAGGGCAGGCTCATGACGACCGTCTTCGGTCTCACGCTCGACTTCGAGAATACGGAAATTGACGTAGCCATCGGGACCGTTCTTAGTCCAACCTACAATCTGACCGGCAGGGGAACGAGGAAGATCCAAATCATCAAGAACTTCGTTCAGGAAAATATGACCACGAGCCTGAAGCTTGTCGTTTGCAAACTGCTGCTGGGCTTTCAGGAACATACGGTTGTAATCCATATTGGTCTCGTAGTTACGACTCTTGTTGTCAAAATAAACAGCATAGTCGCTCTGGAGATTCGGGTCAGTTACCATCACTGTCTTCTTGACTTTCTTCTGCTTACCGGTTTCAGGGTCAGTTTCAATTTCCTCGAACTTCTTCGCCTTGATGTTGTACTTCAGTTCGTGATCGACCTGCTCACCAAAGCGCTCAATAACACGACCACGATACTCCTTGAAGCTCTTATCGATAGCAGCATAAGCAGCACCGAGAGCTACATTACGCTTACGTAGAATGTTATTGGAAGCGAGAATGCTGGTGATAGACAGAGAACCAAGAATTACAGCAGGAGCATACAGCTTTGCATACTTGATACCGGTCTGAACATAAGCGATAGCGAGATCCTTCTGGCAGTCTTCCTTGGTGTAGGTTTCACCGGCAGGAGTAATACCGTTCTTTTCGGACTCATGGATAGAATCAATCATATCCTTGGCTTCTTCGGTAATCTTACCGACCTTAGTAGTTGCCTTACAAGCGATAACGGCGCTGGCAACAGCACCAATGACACCAGCCACAACGAGAATCTCAGGGCTGTGCTTCTTGAGAGTCATAGTGGTCTTATTAACAACACCGCTTACGCTCTTCATGATTTCGGTTTTATTTTTCATGGAATATTTTCTCCTTTACTTGTTAGAATTGATTTCTGCACCACAGGCAGCATAACCAGCCAGATCGACATAACTGTCGTCCGTAGCTGTGCCTGTTCTGATTCGTGCGATTTTGAGCAGTGCCATCATCATGGCAACATCATTTGCAGTAAATTCAACGCCTTTATAGACGCTCCAGAAGCCTGCAATAGCGGTAAAGTTATCTTCGGGAGAACCGTACTCGTTCTCTCTCTGACCGCATACACAGGCTTTTGCTTTTTCCAGAGTCTCAGCTCTTGTCATATGTTTTCTCCTTTCAGTTGTTGAGAGGCACAACTCTCGGAAGCTTGAGAATATAACCATCTCGAACTCTTACGGGCTGTGCGCCGTTGAGGTTTGTCCAACCATAACGGTTCATGGTGAAATTATCATTCGGAACACGAGCCAAATCGTACAGATCAGCTACGCTAACGGTGCCATACTGAGCAATAATATCGTGCATTGCATCAAGTACGGACTCAGCATCGCCACGAGTGTCAAAGACAATGTCATCGTAGTCAATACCTGCTCGTCTCGGACCTCCAGAACCAGCACGAACACGATCTGCACTTTGGTCATAGTAGTTTCGATACGACACCTTTTGTGCTCCGTTGTTTCTCTTAGATCTACCGGCTTCGCCGTACAGGATCATATCAATACCTGTAGTAACAATGTCCGAAATAGCCTTTTTAACAGCAGGTACAATAACCTCCATTAAAATATAAGACTTGACATTATTAGCATCTTCAGCAATAAACACATCGGCGAATTTCTGCATTTCGCCTTTTTTTCTTGTTTTTGCGGCTCCGGTAATAACCGCTTCAACCTTCTTTTCCGATTGCTCCTTACGAGCCTTATCGGAATTGGATTTATATTCCTCCACAGGGTTTTCTCCTTTCTTAAGCCGGAATAAGCTTGCCGGGCAGTGTAATCTTGGTATTAGGCATCAAGCCATTTTCCTTTTTATAGCGATAAGCAAGATTGCTCTTCGCCTTGGCTTCGGAAGGGGCGTATGTAGAAGCTTTCCAGCGATGCTGGACACAATCTTCAAAACGCATAACGGGCCCATCATACCTGTATTCTCTCATGTGCTTAACCTCCTTCTTTTCGGTTAGGTAAAAGAAAAAGGGAAAGCACCTTGTTACAGGTACTCCCCCTTATCCGAACCTTTCAAATTTCAGTTTTGTTTTAGTTTTCCTCAATCGCATTCACGACCTCAGACTCCGCGTACATCGCCTGCTCTTCAGCAGCCATCTTCTTCTGGTTGATCTGGGCCTTGATATTAGCCACTACCGGCTTTGCAACATACTTGTAGACAACATAGCCTACAACTACGCTCAAACCGATACCAGCGGCAATCTTTACGCCCTTGCTCATACTAGTGTTTTCGATAACCTCTTCAGTAGCCTCGATAACCTCGTTGTTCATGATCTTAGTGTTTTCCATTGTGAAATCTCCTTTCAAATTTGTGAAATTGTGGAAGTGTTCTTCCATTAAAGCCGTTGTAAATTTCGCGCGGTAAATTACCTATAATCGTAGACAGGAGCTACCTGGTAGTCCATTACGAGGCAAGGTGTGCCGTTTGCATCCAGATGGGACGAAAAATTGATCTCGATATAGCCTTTATCAATGTTCCAGCCAAGATCATCGCCCATTTTTGTGCTATCGAGACCGAGTTCATAGTAGAAATCGTTCAGACTAACATACATTTCATCTCGCATTTGTCGATTCAGATCATTGACGATACGACTGATGGTATCTCTGTCAGACTTGAAATATCTACCAGAGATGACATCATAGCAGATGGTGTTGCCGCCTTTTTCGGTCAAGATGACCTCACGAACGGGGTTCTTAACCATCTTTTCTTTGGCTACCTGTTCTCGAATATCACGCTCTTTCTTCTCGCCAATGGTTTCTACAACCTTTTCCTGATACTCCTTAAGAGTAGATTCAGAAAGGGTATAAGCAGTAGCGAGAGCTGCGTTTCGACGGAAGTTCGTAGAACTTGCACCAATCAGGCACAATACGGACGCCGTTCCAACGAGAGCAGAGGGAATATAACAAGGCCATGCAGCCTTAACTGTCTCTACCTTTGTCAGTTCGTCCGTACCCAGTTCATCTTTCTTATCTTCAATAAGAACAAGAGCCTTGGGTGTTGCTCGAACTGCCATAATGGTGGTAGTAATCATACCGGCAATACCAATGCCAGTAAGGATCTCCGGACTGTGTTTTTTCATTGCCGTCCGTACACTTTTTGCAATGCTTGCTAAATTAGGTTTAGCCATTTCTTTTCTCCTTTCGGTGAATGATTGTTAGACAAACAGAAGCACGATGTCTTCTGTTGTTTCGACTGCTGTCTGAAATATAAATGTTCTGTCTTCGTCTTCGCCGCTGAAGCAAGCATAGAAATACATCTCAAACAAGAAATTTTCGATTGTATCTAATGGCGGGTCGAATGGATGATCCAAGATACGCTCGATAATCTCATGTGCAGCCCATTGCTGATACGACCTTCTCTTAAATTCTCGCTTATCCCAAGATAACGAGGGGCTGAAAAGGTGCTCTTGGATATAATCCAAGATAATTGATGCAGCAGTATCACACATAGCGCGCATAGTCGGACAAGAAGAAAGAGCCCTTGTTAGGACTCTTCATCTTCGTCGTCTTCATCATCGCTAAGTGCGGCAAGCTTTGCGTCAATACACTCATTGATTTTTTCATCCATCTTCTTCTCGTTTACCCAATCGGTAAGCAACGTCATTGCTACACCTCCTACGGTGGCGACAAGACCAAGGATTTTAACCAATTTGCTGTTATTCATAAAGCGAAACCTCCTTTTCGTTTTTCATAATGGGAAATGTATTTTTTGCGGACTCAGATGTCTTCCATCCAGTCCGCTGTAGGCTCAAAAACCATATCGATCACATACACCTCCATGCCGTCATCCAGAGTCACTCTGCGATGATTAAAGTCAATCCAGTAAATATCACCATTTACAGAAGACCAGCCTACAGTGTCGCCGAAGTCCGTCTTTTCAAGCCCTAAGAACTCGTAAAAGTCATTCAAAGGAATCGTACCTGCGAACATAAAGTTGCGGTTCAAATGGTACTCAGCTTGAATGACCTTTTCGATGGTTGTTTCAAAATATCGCTGAGAGAAACTGTCATAGAATGTACGGATGATTTCAGGTTCCATTCCTTCCCCGAAATCCAACGACGAATTCATGAAGAATCCCGGTGTAGAGATAGAAATGTCCTTACACTTTTCGCTCATAATAGAGTCGACAATAGCGTTATGGGCTTCCTCTCCATACAGTTCTTTCAGCTTGTCTTTGTATTCCTTATAGGAATTCTGAACGAGTGCATAGGCACTTGTAAGTGCTGCCTGCTGACGCCTATTCAAAGCGTTTGCACCCATAATGCAGGCGATTGTAGAAGCACCGATTGCTACAGCCGGAATATAACATTTCCAAGCCGATGCAACAGCTTCTTTTTTCGTGTAGGCGTATGGATCTCCATCATGGTTTTTTCGGCTATCAGCGTGGATCTTAACCACGGCTTTTGGAGTAGCCTTAACAGCCACAATAGCAGTCACCACAACACCTACGGATGCTATACAAGACAGAGCTACAGGAGAATACTTCTTGATGTAAAGCCCTGACTTATGTAGCACAGATGAAATTGCTTGGTTCTTGCTCATGTTTCTTTTCTCCTTTCATGTTATTTCATTGCGTGCAAGAGGTCCAAAATATCAGCAGCTAAGCGACTAGCTGTCTGAAACATCTGGCGTGTTTGGGGATTTATCCTTGAATATCGAGCCGTTGTCATTGCGAAGTCGTGAGTGAGTTCACAGAATTCGTCAACGGACCCGTAAGTACGAGGATAAATATGCTCGGCGATATAGTCTAAGAGCTCGTCGACAGCCCATTGCGAGTAACTCGCTTTTTTGAATTCATCGGACCACTTTCCAAACAACGGCGGGTACCACAGGTCCATTTGGTACATGTCGCATAGAATGAGTCTAAGCTGTTCGATGCTCATGGTTTCTCCTTTCGTTAAAATAAAAAGTAAAAGAGACTGTATCGGATTTGAACCGATGACCTCCACGGAAGTGTGGCGCTCTACCAACTGAGCTAACCCGTCTCTCATAAAGAGAGTTGTAAATTTCGCGCGGAGAAAAGAAAAGAGCCGTTGTTAGCGGCCCTAATCCTTATAAACCAATACTCGCAAGAATCTTATTGAGTTCTTCCTTTGTGAGTTCGGCATCTACATCCAAGTGGACATGCGTTTTTCCGTCGTTGACTGTGGCTGTTACCTCGTTAAGCTTGAGTTGTATATCATACCCAAACTTCTTTCGGATTACCATACTCACCAACTTCGAAATGATGCCCGTTGTGAATTTAGATCCAATTTTCATTTCGTCCATACTCCTTAATAACTCCTTTCAAGTTGTTTCCGTAATAGACGATGTATTTTTGGCGAAAAAGAAAAGAGCCGTTGTTAGCGGCCCTAATTTTAGTAGATCCAATTCTCTTTTGCAAAGAACAGCGGAACAGCAAACATTGCTAAAAATACCAGCGCTGTTGCATCGTTTTCAAGTAGTACGCCAACGTATCCACATCCAAGCATAGCAATAGCAGACAGTTTATTTTTCCAAGTTTTCATATTCGTTTCTCCCTTCAAATTTTGCTTTGGTTTCTCATAAAGGGAGATGCAATTTTAGCGGTTAAATATCTCGTCTATCAAATACTGTTTCCCAGCGTTCTCGCTTAATGGGCTTCATCTTAAGTGCCCACATTATCTGTCTGACAGTAACAGTAGGGTAAAGTCCGTCCGTACAAGCTCCGGCACGAGCATTGAAGTATTCTTTGAAATCCGGATGCAAATATAAAGCATCAGTAATCCAAGGATCAACCTCGCTCCACCATGTACTCTTGGTTTCTGAATCGAAACGCTGCTGAATTACGGCTAAGCCTTTATCCTCGATTAAATATAAAGTGCAACTGTCATACACGGGATGCTCACAGACATATCGAGAGCCATACATTGAGAGATAGATTGTTGGCTTATCAAAATGATAACGCATAAATACCACCTGTAAAAAGAAAAGAGAAAGAGCCCTCGTCAGGACCCTTTCCCCTTGCTAATAATCTTATTTAGTCGTCGCAGACTTCTTCTTTCGACGGATATAGGGCTTCATATGCTTCGTCATTCTCAAACCCGTAGTGTTCTAAATCTACGGAATGACCGCATTCAGGGCAGACAAGTGTGTCTTCCCATTCATCCTCAAATTCCATGAGTGCCCCGCATTCACTACAAATATACCGTCCTGTAAGTAAAGCGTCTCTCTGCGCATCGTTAAAAAAGTTCATTGCAAATTACCTCCTTGATGATTGTGTGGCAATTTAAGTATACTCACCACTACTAATTTATCAAGAGATAAAAAGCACTTTTACATCTCTCACAATAGAGATTGTAAATTTGGTGCAGGAAAAAAACGAAGAGACCGTGTTTTACACACGACCCCTCCGCTTTCGGAACCGGCTTACTTCTTAGTCGGTTTGAATCGACTGAATAAACCTCTGAATGTTTGGGAAGTAAACGTACCATCCTTCTCAAACATGAACCCTCTCTTCATCCAGATTCCATAGAACATCAGCGGCAATACTAATTCAGCAGCAGCAATACCGAGCCTGAAATATCGATCTTTGACAGCTTCATCCATCTGATTACGCTTGATGTTGAGTTCCGTAGTACGGCTCTCTTCCTTCTCACGATAATCCATGGAAGATTTGTCTTCTTCGATTTTCAGCTTGTACAGCTTAGCCAAACTTTCTACTGCGGCAGAATGTTGCTGGCTTCCAGCTTCGAGAGAACTCAAGTTTTCGATTTCAGACTTGATTTCTTCCTCTAACAAACCTTTAATTTCTTCACCCATATTCTTTTCTCCTTTCGTTATATTAGGGTTCCATAAAAGGAAGTGTTATTTGTGCGGAATGAAGTCTTCTACTCGTATTCTGAGAACTACAAACTTTTTCTTGAGAACCGTACTTACGCTCTTTGTCAGTTCCAAGAACAGATAGGGATCGTCCTCAGGAATGGATTGGTCTACTCGCAGGTTGCCTGCACTAATGGTGCTGAATATCAACAGAGTGATAAGCATGCCAGCAATAGCTCCTACGATAACCGCAATTACGATGTCCATATTTAGCCTCCTTTCTAAAAATGTTTTCCGAAAATCTCACCCCGGGAATTTTTCCAAATACTAATTTAGCATTATTTCCGGTCACCTTCGTCCTGGATTTAATCTAGGTTAGAAATATAAAAAGAAAGAGCCGTTGTTAGCGGCTCAATCTGTTAGTTAGATTTGTGTGAAATGTCGATTGCGATTTTATCGCAAGTCTTTTCGTCATAGATGATTGACAGTTCAAGTTCTCCATCTCGTTCAAATATCCAGCAAACATTTTCATCATGCGGATTCCATACTATGCCAAATTGTTCATATATCGAATTCAGATATATGTACCCGTTGACTTTGTATCGATCGGCAATATACATTAACTGGGTTTTTGCAAACAATTTGTTACACTCGAACTCTTTTTCCCATAACGAACTGTTCTTGTTAAATATAAATCCAATGTGCATATTATTCACTCCTTTCATAAAGGAGCCTGTTAATTCTGCGAACCTTCGTAGACGATCTTCTTCCTGAGGTCGGACCAGGAAATATAACGATCTTTTCGGCAAACGGGGCAGTAGAACTTGTTCACCTTGCCACCTATGTCTAAGAGTTCACTGCTATCAGCTTCAAGCCTACTTTGGCAATTCGGGCAGTTGAAACGATAGACTTTCTTGACTGCGATATCTACTATTTTCATTACTGTCTCTCCTTACTTAGAAGCCAGAAGAAGCGTCTGTACAAGTCATAATAAGTATCTTTACAGCAAGGTATGTCAGTTCTGGCTCTCAAATGGTCATACGAGATGCCCTCCGTAATGGCTTTGAGAATATAACTGGCAAGCTTCTCGTCTGTTTCCTTAGCTACGCGTTCCAGCATATCCATACGATTAGCATAAAAGAGTCGCTCATCTACAAACATCGTAACCGGATCACCGATGACGTTAGTTTTTGTTGGTGGGACTAACTTAGGCCAACTACTCGGATAGCATATTAGAGAATTGTACTTACGTCTCCAAGTAGGGTACTGGAGACAGAAGTGTTTCAACTCGTAATAACGATGCTTCTCGATCCAGTAACAGTTTTTAGGAGATAATTCAGGTCTAATTGATGTACTCATGCTCGTTCACCCCTCCATATAAAGCCCGTTTCCTCCCACAAGAGTTTGGGCGAGATATAGAAGTTGATGCGTCCGTACTTGGAATTCATCTCCTCTATTTTGGTAATTAACTTACCGTTTCTTGTGGCTTTACCGATTGGTAGCCATCCCGACACTATGCCGGCTCTAACCCAGGATGCGTCCTTACCGTAAACTCGTGCAGCAACGGCTACTGGTACAGATCCTGATGCGAATGTAATTTCATCCATTGGCTTTCGCCTCCTTTCAACCACTATTCTAGGTTAGAAACTGCTTTCAGTAAAAACAACCTCGGTGGAAGTAGGCGCCAACGAAACATAGTCATTTCGCATGGATAATCCTCAAAGCCAAGAGTCTCACAAGTAATAAGACCCTCTATAACGCCAATAATGATGTCGGCTTCATATTGTTTGTACGGAAATATAAAGTCAGGCAATTCTCGGTGCATAGACCCACATTGTTTGCATCGAAAACGCCTGATGTTCACTTTGGATTTACGACCGTATTTCGTCCGTACGATTCTCTTTACGCTGTCGTAGTATTTAAGTTCACCGCCGCATTTTGGGCAGATTGATTCGTTATTACTAATCATATAGCATCTCTTTTCGCTCGGTTAATTAAAAAGTTTTAGTGTAGGAGTTGACAATTCCTACATAATGATATATGATTACTAATAGCAAATCAATAGGAAGGTGGTAAACAATGCTTATAAAATGCCCTGAATGTGAATTGCAGGTCAGCGACAAAGCAAGTACCTGTCCGCATTGCGGTTTTCCATTACAGCCAAATATAAAACCCAGAAAGCCACGAAATAAGAATAACAAACGCCGTAGATTACCGAATGGCTTCGGCCAGATTAGTGAGATTAAGAACAGGAATCTCCGTAATCCTTTCAGAGCTATGGTAAGTGTGGGTAAGGATGCGAACGGACGACCTATATGCAAACCGCTTAAACCAGAATCGTATTTTCCAACTTACAATGATGCTTACGCCGCACTCGTAGAATATAACAAGAATCCGTATGATCTGGAGCCGTCTATAACAGTAAAAGAACTCTATGAAAAGTGGCTTCCGGAATATGAGAAGACTGTAAAGAGTACCAGAGCTGTTGAATCTGCATGGTCTTATTGCACGACTGTGTATGACATGAGAGTTAAGGATTTACGAGCTCGTCATGTTAAAGGCTGCATGGAAGAAGGCACTTCGACTTATCGAGGACAAACCAGAACGCCGTCAGCATCTATGAAGAACCAGATCAAGTCATTGTTTAACCTGATGCTGGACTATGCTCTTGAATATGAACTTGTAGACCGCAATTACTCTCGAACATTCAACCTCAGTGAGGAAACAATAAAAGAGATTGTAACAGTCAAGCAGGAGCACATACCGTTTACGGATGAAGAGATGGACTTGCTTTGGCAGCATGTAGATGATAAAATGATGGTTGATGTACTGCTCATTCAGTGCTATTCGGGTTGGCGTCCACAAGAACTTGGTTTGCTTGAATTAGAAGATGTAGACTTGGAAAATTGGACTTTCAGCGGAGGTATGAAAACCGATGCTGGTACCGGAAGAGTTGTACCAATTCATTCTCGCATCAGGCATTTAGTTGAGCGTAAATATAAAGAAGCTCAAGAGCTTGGAAGCTTGTATCTGTTCAACTATGTTAATCCGGGTGCAAGGCTCAAGAGTACAGCTTTGACTTATGCTCGTTATCAAAAGTGTTTTGGAATGATTAGAGATGAGTTGAAACTTAATCCAAACCATAGACCTCACGATGGTCGTAAGCACTTTGTCACTATGGCTAAGAAATATAAACTTGATGAATATGCTATCAAGTATATGGTAGGGCACAAGATCTCGGATATTACTGAAAAGGTCTATACACAGAGAGAATTTGAGTGGCTCAAGACCGAAATGGAAAAAATAAAATAGCTTGTAAAACAAAAGAAAAAGCCTCCTCGAAGAAGGAGCACCCTAAGGCACTCGATCAACGAAGAGGCTTCTTTGTTTTGTAGGAATATAGGTGTAGAAGTAGTATAGAAATAATGTACGAGTTACCTACATTTCTCGGCTATCTGCCACTTCTAACTACCTCGAAAAGCCCGTAAATAAAGGGTTTTAGAGGCAGGTAACTTGCAGTATGTTTCTATTTTAAAAACAAAATATCCCGTATTTTCGGGCTTTTTTAGCCCAAATGTAGGAATAATGCAGAAGTAACCTACATCTAATTACTTTAATTTGCGTCTGTTTCCCCGTAAGTCACGGTAGTGCTGATGGTCAATCCATCGTCTGAGAATGTCTTGATCTCTGTAGCAATGACTTTTCCTTCAGAGTCCGTGAGAACCGATGTGATTGTTTTCATGTCATCCGAAAAGGTTTTCACAAGCTGATTCCCATTGGAGTACACCGTAGTTACGGTCTTGTGATCTTCCGAAAAAGTCTTGATAGTGTCGCCTTGCTGAATGTCAGTTGTACCGGAACCGGCAGCCGCAATCGCACCATCTACATAAGACTTGGTCTGTTGAGCAAGCACCTTCATTCCTTCAAGAGATACCAGCTTGTCATCAGGCATTCGATTCACGCTCCTTTGAAAGAATTAGAGGAGGGCTGTTACACCCTCCCCTGGTTATTGCTCAGCTTAAGCACCGAAAACCTCAGTGCAGAGGGCAGCTACCTCACTCTTGCCTGCCAGGGTACCCAGTCCATCGATCTGACCGTCGATATAAGTCTTAGCTGCCTGAAGAGCAACCTTCAACTGGTCCAGGGTAGTGATCTTAAATTCTGCCATAATGCATTCCTCCTTGGAATATAAATATTTTGTCACAGCGTATTGGCGCTGCTGCGACCTAAAAGAGAGTTAGCCCCTTTGTTAGGGGTATATTTAGCCGAAAACGTCCTTCAGGACATCGTCCAGCTCTTTCTCAGTGGCAATATCTTCCTCGTCATAGACGGGTTCATCCGTATTGGGCATATCGCTCTCACCTCCGAATACATCTTCAATGAGTTTATTGATATCCTCTTCCGTAGCCATCATGGAGTCAGAAGGAATAATACCTTGAGAAGGCTCAACCACAATATCATGCGTGAGCAGTTTGTTCGCCGTAGCCAACACGATTTGTTCCTCACCCGGAACGACAGTATATTCACCGTCATATTCTTCGTGCTCGCAAAGTGTGTACGGCGGAATGGAAAGCTTACCTTTCAGAGTCGGCACAGGTAAGAGTTGACCTTTTACAGACCCGATTGCACAGTAACTACCCATGCTTAATCAACCTCTTCAGCAAGCTTAAAGACCGCTTTCGTGATGATGGTGTCAACTCGTCCGTCAGCACGAGTAAGCTGAATATCATAGACATACTTGCCAAAATTCAGTCGTTTCGTGTCTTCAGGCTGAAGCACTAACATCATCGTAGATATCGGAATATCCTTAACAAGCAACGGCGCAGCATCGCTGTAATTCTCTTTTAGAGCAAAGCGAAGAGTATCACCCTCACAAGGAGTGAACTGCATACCGTCTTTGGTTGTAGCTGAGACCAGAGCCTCGAAAGTATCACCTCGGGTCAGGGTGATGGTTGTGCCGGTAATGTTGTAACTCATATGATCTCACCTCCATTAGAGCTTCCTCATTCAACGATCCTCCTTATTCTGTATAAGTCGACTTGTGAATGGGTAATTTATTGACTTCCGTCATGATACGTTTGGCTGATCCATTACCGCCCAATTTCTCGTAAGGTTTATACAGGTATTCATACAGATTCTCGTATTCATCCTGTGTGATGTAACCTCGCTCGATATAGTGCATTCCCAGATAGACAATACGATCATGAGCCAGCCCAATGAGCATTTGTGTTTCAACGGTAATTTGTTTGTTTTCAGCAGCCTTGCGCTCGGCTCTCTTCTGCAAAAATGCCCAAAAACCAGAAGAAGCCAGAACAGCGCAGAGAATAGTGACTCCTGATTGAAGCCAGGGTGCAATTTCCATAGACCATCCTCCTTTAAGTCGTTTTAAGATTTAAGAAGCTTGTAGGAAATATCACCCCAAACCTCTTTTAGCAGGCGGAAGAGCCCACCATCCGGCAGGCCCTCCACACCTTTTTACGGTTAATCCACAGGATTACCGTTCTCGTCAAGACCAATCGCTTCAAGATCAGCCCTGACAGCCTCTTTGAACTTTGCAGGCACCTGGCTGAAAGTTCGTCTGCCGTTGATGATGAGTGCGACATACAGTGCTACCATGTTGTTACCTCCTATAAAAATTTTTGTGAGAATATAAAACATGGTTACGCCCCCTCAGTGGCGATAGGATCACCATTGATGTCATAACCATCTTCTCCGAGTCGTGCTTCGACTTCTGCCTTGAACTTGTCAGGGATCTGGTCAAAGGTTCTACGCTTATTGATAATAAGCTTCACATAGATTTCAACCATTTTGATTTTTCCTCCTTACATCAATGCTGCAACGGCGTCATACAGGTCGGCGATAGCCTCCATGATGATAAGCTGATTGCCGTCGCCTGCCTCTTGACCAGCCATGAGCTGAACGATGTTAGCGGAGTCGTCCTTTCCCTTGATGGTGTATTCAGCCATCAAAAGGCTGGCATAGTTATTGAACTCCTGAGGAGTCAGTTCTGCTTCCTGATAAGTCCAGAATACAGTTTCGTCACCCTGCTCAGATGTTCTCGTCACGCTGGTAATTTCTTTACGAAAATATACCGAGCCTTCAGCAATCTCAAGTGCAGCAGGTTTGACTGTACTTTCGGAGTATCGGTAATTTAACTCCATTCGACTTTCCTCCTTTCACAGTGTAAAGACTAACGAGTTTTTGATAGACTCGACGGTCGTCATACTTGTCGTACTGTGAAACTTTTCGTTTCAGCCGCTGGAAACTGATATATGGTTTTACCCACTTGTGATACATTTGGTAAGTATCAGTACAGTCTATCCAGCCCAGATAGGACAGCATTTGACGGGCGTCATAGATAGTTGGTTTCTCCTTCTTGGAGATTTTTCTTGCTTTTCTTGTGGCTTTGTACATGATGGATTTTCGCAATATTGTTCGATTGCGAAAGAAGCGAAATCCCATAAAGTCAAGATCTCTGCCTCGTTCTTCGCCATCGGCGTCAACATACGAGAATCGAAATACTTGCCAATTATCCTTGAGTTCCAAGCCAAGCTCATCTACGAGGTAGTCAGCAATAGCTTGTCTCATACGGTGCAATACCTTCTTGTTGCTTCCGAATATAACCATATCGTCCATATATCGCATATAATGAGTTGCCGCCAGTTTTTCCTTGATGTAGTGGTCAAGACCTTGCAGGTACCAGTTGGACAACCATTGAGAAGTGTAAAAGCCAAGAGGAATACCCACCTCGGTGACATCGATGATACGGAATAGTAAATCCAGCATCTTCTCGTCGTGGATGGATTTTCGCAACTTGGCTTTCAAAATATCATGTGGGACAGTATCGAAGAAATGTCGAATGTCCATCTTAAGGACATATTTACAATTCTTCGGGTCTGTTCTGATCCACTTCTCTATGACTTGTTTACCTTTATGGGCACCTCTACCGGGCAAACTCGTATAAGTGTGCTCATACATGCCTTTACAAAACATAGGTTTTAGAGCGTTTACAACATTGTGCTGCACAACCAATTCTTCCATGGTAGGAACGATGATTGTTCGCTCTTTTCGGCTAATTCCGTCATAAATATAAACCGGCGTATGCTCGGCGTTTTCGTACTGAACTATCCAGTCATAGGATTGCTCAATTACAGCTTCGTCGGACATATGCCGGTGTTTCATTATTTTACGGATTCGCTTGCTGTGCTTTGCAAATTTCAGTGATTCTTTACGGTTTGATTCGGATATGCAGATTTCGTACAAGTGGTTATAGGATTTCATGTTCTCTCTTATCCTCTCATCCGCGTTCGACTTATTCTCAGCTACTAGCAGATGCTTGCACCGAGTTAATTTTCACCAAGCGGTGAGGAAGGGGCTTTTACACCCCTTGCTGTTCATCACAGCGATATACACTGCATTATGAGAGTCACTTCTTAATGGATAAGATAGAGCCGCGCCATTGTTCGTGTTCGAATTCGACGCCGTATTGTTCAGATTAGCGTAGAACGGACCGCATTGAAGGTCATTGTTCCAGTTGCCGCCAACAATCGCCGCTGGACGCAGTGTATACCCCTAAATATTTGTTTACGAAAGTTTAATAGCCGGCGAACCTAGGGTTCTCCCGTCCTCTCCTCACTGCTTACGCAGTAGCAAGCGGTTTACAAGAGAGAGCCGCGCCAACGCCCGCGTACGAACTCGACGCCGCATAGTGCAGATTAGCGTAGAACGGACCGCATTGAAGGTCATAGGCCCAGTAGCCGCCAACAATCGCATACATCGTACCGGAGTTGTTGTAGTACAGACCGTCGGGCTCGTAAGTAGTAGAAGAACCACTTGCATCGTAAGGAATACGACCATAAGGCATAGTCTTCATAGTCTTGATGTAGCCGCCAGAAGAACCGGAAGGCGTAGCGCCATCAACAGTCAAATAACCACTGCCATCGGTGTTGTAATCGGTAGCAGTAGAGCCATCGTGAGTACCACGAGTCAACTTGACCTTCTGAGTGCCATTGACATTCATCCAGCCAGCAGTACGTCTCCACAGGTTGCCCCACAGATTCTCCATACCAAAGACCTTAACACCAGCAGTCTTAGTGTTGGTGCCATAGAACAGGCCCTTGGTGTTCATCGTACCCTGACCGATAGCCGCAGAAGCATCAGTAACGCCGGAACCGTAAGCAGTCTGACCGTCCGTACTCTTCGCCATCAGAACCAACAGATCCTGAATCAGCAGTCTATCTGCCAGAACTTCGGTATACCAGTCATCACCATTTGCCTTAGCGTAAGTGATCTCATTCGCTGCCGTCTTGCTGACGCAGTTAGCCTGGCCACTGATGGAACGCATAACGTTGGAAACCAGAGAACCAAAGTAGATAGGAGTGTAGAAATGCTCGATCTGGTTGTTCTGACGGTCATAGTTACTCCAGCACTCATAATCTTCATCGATCTGAACATCAGAGCAACGGAAGTGGTAAACACCGTTCTCTTCCCAACGCTTAACCCAAATCTTAGGCCACTCCATCATTGCATTACCACCGAAAGAGGTACTTGCAACACTAGAAGCAGTGCCGTCAGTCTTCTTGGTGTAATCATCAGGGTCAAGATAGTGGTCCACAACGCCGGCATAAGTCAGCATACAAGGACGAGGCATGAACATCTCACCGGGTTCGAAGCCCCAGCTACCGTAGTCGAATACACCGGAACTGAAGTTCATAGCCGCAGGAGTAAAGTTGGCATTATCCACATCGGAAGGATAGGTAACTCTACCGGAAGGACTGGTAGTAGCAACTGTCAGGTCATAACCAAACAGATAAGCATAGCTGCTCACTTCACAACTTGCATGGTTGGCACTTGCACCATTGGTGTTATACACACCGTCGGTAGAATACGGGAATGCTGCGTAATAGTAAGTAATACCTGCTTCAACATTCGTATCATAGTAAGTACCGCTTGCAGTAATGTTAGCAACCTGCTCGCCATCAGACTCGTTAGCAGGATAGCCAGTAGTGCTACGACGAATCACAGCACCAGCAATCGTACATCCAGTAGCATTAGCAGGCAGAGTAGCTGTCAGCTTGACCTGAGGCTGTCCACCGACATGAACGGAC